ATGATGGCGAACGACAAGCGCTCGGGCACCACCGCCACCGAGATCGCGGAGCGCCACGAAGAGAAGCTCCTGATGCTGGGCCCTGTGCTCGAGCGCCTGCACAACGAGCTCCTGTCCCCGCTGATCGACATCACGTTCGAGCGCATGGCCGAGGCCGGCGTCCTGCCGCCGCCGCCGCCCGAGATCGAGGGCAAGGATCTGAACATCGAGTTCGTGTCCACCCTGGCCCAGGCGCAGCGCGCGGTGGCCGCCGCCGGCAGCGACCGACTGCTCGGCACCGTGAACACGCTGGTGCAGGTCTGGCCCGAGGTGCGCCACAAGATCGACGCGATGCAGGTCATCGACGACTACGCCAACCTCTTCGGCGTCAACCCGAAGATGGTCAGACCCGACGAGGACGCGAAGGCCCTGGCCGACGCCGAGGCGCAGGCCGCGCAGGCCGCGCAGCAGGGCATGGCGATGGCGCAGGCCGCCGAGTCTGCCAAGACCGTGGGCGACATCAACCCGCAGGGCATGCGCGACGTGCTCAACATGTTCCAGGGCTACAACAGCCCGAGCGCCACAGAGGTCGCGTGAGCCTGCTGCCGCGCCAGGTCGCTGTCCACCCCGGCCTGTTCGATCAGAACACCGGGCAGTGGATCGGCGTCGTCAACATCCTGGGCGAGGAGCAGCCCGTCCTGACCCCGAACCAGATCGCCAACCTGACCGCGCCAGGTGCGCTGTCGGGCGTGACCTACGACACCGGCAGCAGGGCCACCGCCTGGACGATCGACGGCGTGACCTACACCGCCAGCTACAGCAGCAGCCTGATCACCGTGGCCGGCAGCGACGGCAAGGTCACCTCGATCAGCCTCGACCCCGCCAACCGCATCACCGGAGTGACCACGGCATGAAGCAGACCAGCACCACCCCGCTGCGGGTCAAGACCATCGAGCACTGGGCGAGCTTCACGCACGCCAGGGGCGAGGCCGACGTGGCGCGCGTGCACGCGTTCCAGGCCATCGTGCGCGAGCACGCCGACCTTGCGCTGGTCACCGACGACCAGATCACGGCGGCCTACGGCGGCCGGGGCTGGGCGCCCGTGCCAGCCTGCATCGAGTGCGGTGCGCGCGACGACAGCAACGTGCTGTTCGGACCCGACGAGGTGTCGGTCTGCGGCCGCTGCCTGTCCGACGCGTGCGCGCTGTCGTTCGGTGTGCCGCCGGCAGCGCCGGCAGCGCCGGCACCCAAGCGCAACCTCTTCTCTCGCCTGCTAGGAGCCTGACATGGCCACCAACTTCTCGACGTCCCTCCGCACCTCCATCGTCGCGGCCCTGGTCACTGCAGCTGGCGCAAACGCCAAGCTGAAGTTCTACAGCGGCACCAGGCCCTCGGGCGTGGCCGCGGTGGGCGGCGGCACCACGCTGCTTGGCACGGTGACCCTCGGCTCGACGATCGGCACCACCTCGAGCGGCGCCATCGACTGGGACGAGGCCGGCGCCACGCAGAGCAACGGCTCGCACGTCAGCGGCACCCCGACCTTCGTGGATCTCACGACCTCGGGCGACACGGTGCTCTTCCGCACCGACCTGACGGGCGGCTCGTGGACCTTCACCGGCACCATCGCGACGGGCCAGAACATCACCCTGTCCAGCCTGGTGACGACCGCAGGCAATGCGTGACCGATGGCCACTGCTGTCGCCAAGGCCTACGAGGTCACCTCCGGTGAGGTGATCTACGGCGGCCGGTACAAGCCGGGACCGTTTGGCACGATGGTGCTCGACCCGTTCTCGCTGTCGGGTGAGTTCGCCAGCGAGGACGGCCCGCTCGCCCAGTTCGAGGTAACGGCAGACGGCATTTGGACATGGTTCACTCGCCCCGAAGTCATCCAGATCGGCGATGCCCTCTACACCGGCACGGTGAGCAGTGATGGCCGTTGCCGAGCGCATCGCACCGACCTGACCACGCAGACGACGCTGACCTTCGACCTGTCAGGCGTGCTGGAGGTTGACGACCACAACAACAGCAGCTTCTGTCGACTGGAAGATGGCCGGCTGGCCGCGTTCTACGGCGCGCACAACGATACCGAGTTCAAGTATCGAGTCTGGAACCCAGCTGCTGGCGCCTTTGACAGCGGCTCGGCATGGTCCTCGCAAGAAGCGCGCGGCGTTGGTGGTGGCCCGTACAGCTACCCGAACCCGATCCGCTTCAGCCAGGACAGCCCGAAGGTGTGGTTGTTCAAGCGCCGCTGGATCGACGGTGGCGGCAGCACGCGTCGCCTCGCCTACCGCACGGCCACGGACCTGACCAGCACGCCGCCGCACTCGTGGTCGGCCTACACCGACGTGTATGGCGTGTCGGGGCGCATCCCCTACTGGCGCACCGCGCACGACGGCGTGAAGCGTGTTCACTTCGCAATCACCAACGGCCACCCGGTCGAAGGGCAGACCAGCCTGTACCACTTCTATGGCGAGCTTGACGGCTCCAACGTGATGAAGTGGTACACGTCGGCCGGGGTGGAAATCACGGCCAGCCTGCCGCTCGGGCCTAGCGACATTACCGAGGTCTATGACGGCTCATCGGTTCGCTGCTGGGTCAGCGACTGCGCCATTGGCAGCGACGGGCACCCGCGCATTCTGTGGATGCGCTACCCGGGCAACGATGGCAGCCAGATCGAGTATTGGCACAGCCGCTGGACTGGCTCGGCGTGGACGAACAGCAAGATCACCGACGACGGAGCGGGCCTGTATGCCGGCGAGGTGTACTACCACGGCGGCCTGTGTTTCGACGGCGTTGACCCGACGACGATCTATCTGTCGGCCCCGATCAGTGGCGTGCGTCAGGTGCAGGAGTGGGGCACCAGCGACAACGGCGCAACGTGGTCGCAGGTTCGCGCGCTCACCACTGGCGGCACGGCAGGCACTCCGCTGAAGGCTCGCCCCATTGGGGTGAAGAACAGCGACGGCCGGGTCAACGTGCTCTGGTGGCAGGGCACCTACACCAGCTTCACCAACTACAGCACGACCGTGCAGGCGGCGGGGTAAGCATGGCACTTTTCGGCACAGGCGCGGTCACGTTCACCGGCACGCAGTTCGTCGAGCTTTCGACGGTCGTCTCTGAGCTTTCCAAGCAGTCGGGCTTTGCGACTGACGGCATCCTCGGCGCGGGCGGAACCTACGCCATCCAGAACGGTGGCACGGGCGCGGCTGTCTATCAGCACTCGGCCACGCCGCCCAGCGCCAATTACTCTGTGTGGGCCGACATCGCCAAACTCAGCGGGTCAACTGGCAGCGGCCCGCGCATGGGAGTTTGCGGCCGTATGGCGGCCGGTGCTGACACCTTCTATTACGCGCTGTACAGCCACGACACCACGAACATCCGCTTGTTCAAGCGCGTGGCCGGCACACAGACGCAACTGGGCTCCAGCTACACCTACACGGCAACAAGCACGGCGGCCAAGCTCGAATTGGTCATGGACGGGTCGAGCATCAGCGTCAAGCTGAACGACTCAGCCGTTATCGGCCCGGTAACGGACACCGCCATCACAGCAGCAGGCCTCGCGGGTGTGTACCTGTTCGACATGCGCGAGACGGGCGTTGCCGACTCGGGCTCGCTCGACAACCTCGACGCGGCTGCGATCTCTGCTGCTTCTGATCTCACCGGCAGCTTCACCCTCGACGACTTCGCGTTCAGCGGCACCTTTGCCAGCGCCCCCGCGTCCAGTCTGCTCGGCTCGCTGTTGCTGGACGACTTCGCGTTCGCCGGCACGCTGGGCCTGCTGCCGGGCCGCGTCGACACGCCGCCCTTCAAGAACTGGACCGGCACCCTGCTGCCCGGCGTCACGGTGCCTAACGTGGTGTTCCTGCGCCTGGACCGCACCACCGCGCTGGCGCTGGCCAGTCAGACCACCGCGGGCGATGCGGTGATGACGGTCGAGAACGCGGCCCTGGTCGCGGGCACGTCCTACGTGATGGTGACCTACAACGCCGACGGCACGACAGCCGGCGCGCAGCTGGTGGTGGCAGCGTGACCGAGAGCTACCGCTACGGTGGCACGCCAGCGCCAGGCGGCTACCACTACGGCCTGGGTGGCCTCGGCATCCGGGGCGACGCCGTGCCCGACTACGGCGCCGCGGGCCCGGCCCTGCAGTACCCCGACATCTCGCTGCCGGCCGAGGCCGCGGACGAGTTCCGCGTCGTCCTGCTCACCACGCCGACGCTGGGCACGCTCATCGTCTACGAGGACTCGAGCTTCGAGTACAGCGGGCCCGACGGCGTGCACACCTTCAGCTACGCCGGCTACAAGAACGGCGTGCTCTACGGCACGGCCACCGTCACCCTGACCATCGGCCTCGGCCTGGCCGGCAACCTTCAGCTGGACGGGTTCCTGCTCACGGGGTCGTTCGAGGGCGCCGCGGTCCTGCCCGACACACTGGGCCGGCGCATCGGCCCCCGCGTGGGTCTGCGCGCGAACGGCGAACTGATCGTGCTGTTCTGAGGCGTGCCCATGCCTGGCACCCGCCCGCCCACAATCCGCCGCATCACATGAGAGACCCCACAGACCTGCAGCAGCAAGACGCCGACGCCAAGGCCAACAAGCTGGAAGCCGACCGCCGACGCAAGCAGGAAGTGGACGACCTCAGGTGGCTGATGGCTCACGCCCAAGGACGAAGGATCGTGGCTCGCATCTTCGAGAGAACCGGCACCAGGCGCACCCCGTTCAACACGAGCGGGTCGGTGATGTCGTTCAACGCAGGCGCCCAGAACGTGGGCCTGTGGCTCGAGGGCGAGATCCTCGACACATCGTTCGAAGGCTACGTCACGATGCTCAAGGAATTCGCTCAATGACGACCGAAACGCAGGACACCGCCACAGCCACCAACGACGGCGGGGGAACGCAGACGACCGACACGACCACCAAGGTCGCGGACACGAGCGCGCCGGCGACTACCACGACCGCGGCACCCGCCGAGGTCGAGTACAAGTTCGACGCGCCCGAAGGTGTGGAACTGAACCAGGAAGACCTGGGCAAGTTCACCGCCATCGCCAAGGAACTGAAGCTGCCGGCCGATGCCGCCAAGAAGTTCGTCGACCTCGCCGCCGCGCGAGAAGTTGCACGAGCCGAGGCCTTCGCGAAGCAGGTCGAGACCTGGGGCGAGCAGGTGAAGGCGGACAAGGAGCTCGGCACGGCCGAGAACCTGGCCACCGCCAAGAAGGCGATCGACACCTTCGGCACACCTGAACTCCGCGATCTGCTGAACACGACGGGGATGGGCAACCACCCTGAGGTGATCCGCCTGGCGCTCGCTGTGGGCCGTGCGATCAGCGAGGACAAGATCGTGGCCGGGCGCAGTGGGGGTGAGACCCCTCCGCGCAGCCACGCCGACATCCTCTACGGCAACACCCCCAAAACCTGATTCAAGGAACGACCCAAAATGGCTACCCAACCCGTCAAGGCCGGCGCAGTCACCCTGCTCGACATCGCCCGCGCCACCGATCCGCACGGCCGCATCTCCGCTGTGGCCGAACTGCTGACGCAGTCCAACGAGATCCTGCTCGACATGCCGTGGGTCGAGGGCAACCTCACCACCGGCCACAAGGGCGCGATCCGCACCGGCCTGCCCGAGCCGATCTGGCGCAAGCTGTACCAGGGCGTGCCCCCGACCAAGTCGCTGCGCGCGACCGTCGAGGACCACTGCGGCATGCTGGAAGACCGCAGCGAGATCGACACCGACGTCTGCACGCTGAACGGCAACTCCAACGAGTTCCGCCTGGGTGAGGCCGTCGCGCACATCGAGGGCATGAACCAGACGATGGCCGAGGCCCTGATCTACGGCGACGCCACCCTGAACCCCGAGCGATTCAACGGCCTGGCCCAGCGTTACAACAGCCTGACCGGCACGATCGGCGCGCAGAACGTCATCTCGGGCTCTGGCACCGGCAGCGACCAGACCAGCATGTGGCTGGTGGGCTGGGGCAAGAACACCGTGCACGGCATCTACCCGAAGGGTTCGCAAGCCGGCCTGGTGCACCGCGACCTGGGTGAGATCGACGCCTTCGACGCGAACAACAACCGCTACCGCGCGATGGCCGAGCTCTTCCAGTGGAAGTGCGGCCTGCACGTCAAGGACTGGCGCTACGTGGTCCGCATCGCCAACATCGACACCGTCGATCTGGCGGGTGTGTCGGGCACGCAGGCCACGACGGCGGCCACGTTCCTGCCGAAGCTGATGATCCGGGCGATGGCCCGCATCCCCAACCAGGGCATGGCCAACTGCGTGTTCTACGCCAACCGCAGCGTCAAGGAGATGCTCGCGATCATGGCGATGGAGAAGAACCAGAGCGTGCTGTCCATCCAGTCGGCGGCGCAGGAGTTCGGCGCGGTCACCCCGGGCGGCCTCGAAAAGGGCACCCTGCGCTTCCTGGGCGTGCCGATCCGCACCGTGGATCGGATCGACAACACCGAATCGCAGCTGACCTGATCGCGGCACCGAACACAAGGACACCACCATGTACACCGACACCAATCTCGAGTTCTCCGACGCTCAGGCCGTCACGTCGACCGCGATCAGCGAGGATGTCTACGACACCCTCACGATCGCGGCCGGCGCCGGCAGCGTCGGCATCAACGGCGGCAACACGCTGGTGGACCTCGGCCAGGCGGCCGATCTCTACCTGGTCGTGATCACGAACACGACCTGCACCGATTCGGGCAGCGACGCCACGCTGACGATCACGCTGGAGTCGGACAGCACGGCCAACCTCGCGACCTCGGCCACGGTGCACTTCAGCACCGGCGCCATCGCGTTCGCGTCCTTCGCCACCGCCGGCACCCGCCTGGTCACGGTCAAGCTGCCGCACGGCCTGTACGAGCGCTACCTCGGCGTTCGCTACACCGTGGCCTCGGGCCCGCTGACCGCGGGTGCGTTCGACGCGTTCCTGACCACGGACGGCGCCGGCGTCTATCGCGCCTACGCCACCAACTTCGCGGTGGTCTGAGGCCCGCATGCCTGAGGCACTGAAGGCGGCAGGCAAGGCGGTGGCCACCGCCCGGGGTCACTACCCCGACGCGAGTGGCCGCCACGTTGCTCTCATGCCCGGCCAGACCTTCACGGTCTGGGAGGGGCAGACCAAGTCCAAGTGGTTCACGCTGCTGGCCGAGGGTGCCCCCGCCGCCGAGCCGGCGAAGGCTGCGGCTCCTGAGAAGGAACCGGACACCTTCAGCGGCGCGGCGGCCGCCGAGCGCCAGCGCAAGGCCAAGAGCAAGCCCCCGATGGAAGACCCCTTGGCCTGACCGGGCGGCCCCACCTGAACGCCCGCCACGAGCGGGCGTTTTTCCAAGGACTCCAGAATGGCCAGCGCGACCGACATCAGCAACATCGCACTCAGCCACCTGGGCGCGAGGGCGCAGGTCAGTTCGATCAGCCCGCCCGACGGCAGCGTCGAGGCCGGCTACTGCGCGCGCTTCTACCCCCTCGCCAGGCGCGAGGTGCTGGAGGCGATGAACTTCAGCTTCGCCAAGACCCGCGTCACGCTGGCCGAAGTCACCAACACGAGCACCGTCTGGGGCTACGCCTACGCGCTGCCTTCGGACTGCATCAAGGCCCTGCGCGTGCTGAAGCTCGAGTACGCGCAGCAGATCGCGCTGCTCTGGCCGATCGGCTACCGCTACACCGACGGCGAGTGGACGCGCATCGAGGACGCGTTCAGTGAGCGAGGCAGCGCCACCTTCGAGCTCGAGGACCAGGTGCTGCGCACCAACGAACCCGACGCGGTGCTGCTCTACAAGCGCGACGTCACCGACACCACCAAGTTCTCGCCCCTGACCGTGAGCGCCATCGGGCAGGTGCTGGCCGGCTACCTCGCCGGGCCCATCATCAAGGGCCTGGACGGCGCCAGGGTCGGCGCGCAGTGGCGCGAGCAGGGCATGGCCGCCGCGCGCGCCGCCGCCGCCAGTGACGCGAACGCGTCGAACGAGAGTTCGGACCACGTCCCCACCCACATCGCCGCGCGCCTCTGATGGCCAAGACCCTGCACCGCAGCTTCTCCGGGGGCGAGGTCACGCCCGAGATGTACGGGCGCCTTGACCTGGCCAAGTATCAGACCGGGCTCGCCACCTGCAAGAACTTCCGCGTGCTGCCCCACGGGCCGGCGCAGCGCCGCACCGGCTTCGGCTTCGTGAACGAGGCGCGCACCAGCACCCTGCGCGTGCGCGTGATCCCCTTCAGCTTCAGCGCCGACCAGACCGTGGTGCTCGAGTTCGGCGACCAGTACATCCGCTTCCACATCAATGGCAGCACGCTGCTCGAGGCCAACAAGGCCGTCGTCGGCATCGCCGCCGGCGTGGTCACCGTGACCACCCACGGCTACTCGACCGGCGACTGGGTCTTCATGGGCTCGCGCTTCCACAAGGTCGTGAACACGGGCGCCAACACGTTCACCACGACCGACCTCTGGGGCGTGGCCACAATCCCGACAGGCGCCACCGCGGCGCGCGTGTACACCCTGGCCAGCCCCTACCTGTCGGCCGATCTCTTCGACCTGCACTTCGCGCAGGACAGCGACGTGCTCACGATCACGCACCCGACCTACGCCGCGCGCGACCTCGCGCGCGTGGGCGCCACCAACTGGACCCTGACCTCGGTCAGCTTCACGCCCAGCGCCGCGGTGCCCGGCGGCGTCAGCGTCACCGAGACCGTGGCGGTGGCCACCAACCTGAGCCCGCAGCGCTACGTCGTCACTGCGGTGGCCGCCGACGGCGTGACCGAGTCGCTCGCGAGCGCCGTCGTGACCGCGACGAACAACCTCACGCTGGCCGGCAACTACAACACCATCGCCTGGAGCGCGGCCGCCGGCGCGGCCCGCTACAACGTCTACAAGCAGCGCGGCGGCAGCTACGGCTACATCGGCCAGACCACGAGCCTGACGATCGACGACGACAACGTGCTGGCCGACACCAGCAAGACGCCGCCCGAGGACATCTACGACCTCAACACCGGCGCCGGCGACTACCCCTCGGCCGTGACCTACTTCGAGCAGCGGCGCTGGTTCGCAGGCACGGGCGACGAGCCGCAGACGGTCTGGGCCACGCGCAACGCGACGCAGTCGAACCTCACCTCGAGCATCCCCAGCCAGGACGACGACGGCCTGAAGTTCCGCATCGCGAGCCGGCAGCAGAACGCCATCCGCCACCTGCTGCCCCTGTCGGACATGATCGCGCTGACGGTGGGCGGTGAGTTCCGCATCTACGCCGACAACGCGCCGAACATCACGCCCACCAGCTTGAGCATCAAACCGCAGGGCTACAGCGGCGCCAGCAACGTGCAGCCGGCCCTGACCTCGGGCTCGATCCTCTACGTGCAGAGCCAGGGCTCGCGCATCCGCGAGCTCGCCTACAACTGGCAGGCCAGCGCCTATGCGTCGATCGACGTCTCGATCATGTCGCCCCACCTCTTCAACGGGTTCACCGTGGTCGACATGGCCTACGCCCGCGCGCCGGTGCCGAGCCTCTGGTGTGTGCGCAGCGACGGCGTCCTGCTGGGCCTGACCTACGTGCCCGAGCAGCAGGTCTATGGCTGGCACCAGCACACCACCGACGGCTTCTTCGAGAGCGTGTGCGTGGTCAGCGAGGGCAGCGAGGACGTGCTCTACGCGGTCGTGCGGCGCACGGTCAACAGCCGTTCAGTGCGCTACATCGAGCGCCACCGCACCGCCATCTTCACCGACCAGGTCGACGCGTTCTTCGTCGACAGCGGCCTGACCTACGACGGCGCGCCGGTGTCGAGCCTGAGCGGGCTCTGGCACCTGAACGGCAAGACCGTCCAGATCCTGGCCGACGGCGCGGTGCACCCCACGCGCGTGGTCACCGCGGGCGCGATCACCCTCGACGACAGCTACAGCGTGATCCACGTCGGCCTCGGCTACACCAGCGACCTGCAGACTCTGCCGCTGGGGTTCGAGGGCGCGCCGGCGGGCGGCCAGGGCATGACCAAGAACGTGAGCGGCGTGGCCATGCGCGTGACGCAGTCCAGCCTGGTGCAGGCCGGGCCCACCTTCGACGACCTCACCGAGTACCCCGCGCGCGAGGTGACCGACCCCTACGGCTCGCCGCCGGCACTGCGCACCGGCGAGCTTCGGTTCGACATCGCGCCCGACTGGAACAGCGACGGCGGCGTGTGCGTGCGCCAGGCCGAGCCGCTGCCCCTGACCGTGCTGTCGATGGCGCTGGATGTCGCGGTCGGCGGTTGACGTCGTCGCGCCCACGCCGGCGCACATCGAGGAACTGGCCGCCAACCTGCGCCAGCAGGACCGCGACGAGCTCGACGCCTCGGGCCACGCCGACCACCAGCGCACGATCGCGGACAGCGTCGCCATGAGTGACTGGTCGCTGACAGCGCTGGTCGAGGGGCGCGTGGCCTGCATCTTCGGCGTCGCGCCCCACGGCTCGCTGCTCGACCCCCGCGGCATCCCGTGGATGCTCGGCACCGAGCTCGTCACCCAGAACCGGCGTGCCCTTGCCCGCCTCGCGCCCGTCTACATTCAGGCGATGCTGCAGGCCTACCCACGCCTCGTGAACGTCGTGCACGCCCGCAACACGGTGGCGGTGCGCTGGCTCAAGCGCAGCGGCTTCGTGCTGCGTCCCGCGCACACCCACAACGGCGAGCCGTTCCACCTCTTCGAGATGAACCATGTGTGAGCCGATCACCCTGTCGACGATGGCGACCGTCGCGCTCGGCACGACCGCGGCCGCCGGCGTGCTCGCGGCCAAGAGCGCCTACGACCAGGGGCGCGTGGCCAAGGCCACCGGCCGCAACAACCAGATCATGGCCGAGTACGCTGCGCAGGACGCGATCCGCCGCGGCGACGAGCAGGCGAACCAGGTGCGCCAGCGCGCCAGCCAGATCAAGGGCGCGCAGCGCGCGGGCATGGCCGCCAAGGGGCTGGACCTGGGCGTCGGCACCAGCGCCGAGTTGCAGGACCAGACCGACTTCTTCGGCGCCACCGACATGTCCACCGCCCGCAGCAACGCGCAGCGCGACGCCTGGTCGGCCCGGGCCAGTGGCAGCGCCGCGGCCGCCGCCGGCAACGCCGCTGCGACGCAGGCCAACATGCAGGCCTTCAGCACCCTGCTGTCCACCGGCGGCCAGGTCGCCGGCAAGTGGTACGACTACGGCAAGCCGAAGAGCAACCTCGGCGCGGGCCACGGCGGCTGGACCTGACCCGTGGCCCAGGTTCCCGTCTACGGTGGCCCCCAGGTTCGCAGCAACGCGCTGCAGCCGGTGCAGCAGCGCGAGATCGACGTCTCGTCGGGGATGCGCGCACTGGCCGGCGCGCTCGGCAACGTGGGCGGGGAGATCGACAAGGTCGTGCGCCGCGACGCCGAGACCGAGGCCAACCGGGTCGACACCGAGATCACCGCCGGCTGGCTGCAGTGGGACGCCAAGGCGCGCCAGCAGTATCGCGGGCAGAACGTCGGCGAGTACGAGGTCGAGGCGGCCAAGTGGTGGGACAAGGCCAGTGAGACCTACGGCAAAGACCTGAGCCCCCTAGCCCAGCGGGCCATCAGCCAGCAGCTGGGGCGCAAGCGCAACCAGGCGATGGGCTCGGTGCTCGGCCACGTCAACAGCGAGAAGGAGCGCTTCGCTGACGACAGCGCGGAGGCCGCGGCACAGACCAGCATCGACTTCGCTGTCGACACCGGCGACACCGCCGGCGCCGCGTCGCAGGTGCGCAAGATCGCCGCCGAGAAGGGCGCGCGCAAGGGCTGGACGACCGAGATGGTGCAGGCCGAGCAGCAGCGCCTGCTGGGCACGCTGCACCTCGCCTACATCAGCACGCTGGCCGAGCGCGACGCGGCCAAGGCCAGCACGTACTACACCGCGAGCAAGGGCGAGATCCCGGCCAGCGCGCAGGCCCGGGTCGAGCAGGTGCTCAAGGCCGAGGGCGACAACCAGTTCGCCAAGGCCGAGGCCGCGCGCGTGTACGCGCTGCCGGCCGACCAGCGCGCCGAGGCGCTGGCCAAGATCAGCGACCCCGACCGCCTGACCAAGACCCGCGCCGAGTTCAACAACATCGCCGCCGTCGAGCGCCAGGCGCAGGTCGACCGCGAGCGCGGCGCCAGCGATCAGGCCTGGCAGATGGTGGGCCAGGGCAAGCGCGTACCCGAGCGCGTGCTGATGCAGATGAACGGCCGCGAGCGCGTGACGCTGCAGGACTATCTCAAGGACCGCGCCAAACAGGCGGCCAGCGGCGAGACCGTCAAGACCGACTGGAAGGTCTACATCGATGCCCGCGAGAAGCTGTTCAGCGACGACCCCGCCGTGCGCGACAGCGTGAACCTGCAGGCCCTGACGACCAAGATCGCCGGCCCCCAGCTGGAGCAGCTGCTCGACATCAAGACCAAGCGCAACAACCCCGGCAAGACTGTGGAGGTGGCCACCAGCGAGCAGCAGATCGGCTCCTTCACGCGCCAGATGGACCTGAAGGGCGAGAAGCTCGGCCAGTTCCAGGCCGCCGCCTACGACCTCTTCAACGAGCACCTGAAGGCCAAGGGCAAGGAGCCGACCTACGACGAGCGCCAGGCCATCCTCGACAAGCTGGTGCAGGACGTCGTCATCAAGCCGGGCTGGATCTGGGACACCAGGGGCCCGGCTTACACCGCGCCGCGCGACGTGCGCAACGCGGCGATGAAGCCCGACCAGTTCACCGTCGGCAAGGTCTACACCGACGCCAAGAACAACCGCGCCAAGTATCTCGGCGGCGGCAAGTGGGAACCCGTCAAGTGACATTCGACCCCAGCACCGCGCGGCCCGTTGAGTTCGACCCCACGACCGCAGTGCCCGAGGGCACACCCCCCGTCCGCACGGTGCTCAAGGCCGCGGCCACGATCAAGCCCGACGACATGGCCGAGGCCGAGCGCCTGGCCAAGCGCTACCCCGCGCCGGTCGACACCCTCTACCGCAACCTCGCCGACGTGCGCGTGCAGGAGGCGGTTGACAAGGCCGACGAGCGCCTGAAGACCAGCCCGAAGCTGGCGGCGGCGATGGCCGCGAACGCACGCCTGGCAGCGATGGCGCAGGACGACATCGAGCCTCTGGCCAAGATCGAGAGCGGCTTCGCCAAGGTCGCGGCCGCCAGCGTCGGCAGCGCCGTGCTCGGCATCAGCGAGGGCATCTGGCGCACGCCTGACGCTGCGCAGCGCGCGGTCGGCTACCTTGCCGAGACCGTCGAGCGCACCGGTTTGCCGCGCAACCTGAACCCCATCCGCGGGGTGCAGGACGTGATCCGCTTCATCAGCGAGGGCCGGGTTCCGGCCGTCGGGTCGATGGGTGGCACGACCAACATCGCCGACCAGGTCAACGACGCTCAGAAGATCCTGACCGACAAGGAGACCTTCGGCAGCGCCTTCGCCGACGTGCAGACGCTGGCGCAGAACGCGGACAAGGCGCTGGCTACCGCGGTGCAGACCGGCAACCTCGAGCAGATCGGACAGGTGGTCACCGACCCGAACTACTGGTCGGCGTTCATGTCGCAGGCCATCCCCTCGCTGTACCTCGCGATGAAGTCGGGCGGCTCGGTCGCGTTCATGGGCTGGCTCGAGGGCATGGAGCAGGCCGGCAACGCCGCTGAGTTCGAACAGAAGACCGGCATCAAGATCAGCGACGCCGACTTCACGCAGGCCGTCGCGCAGACCGCGATCGTCAACGCGCTGTTGGAGAAGTACGGTCTCGACAAGGTGCTCGGGGCTAAGGGCAACGGGCTGAAGGGCCTCGCCAAGGCGATGGTCGCCGAGGGCGGCACCGAGGGCCTGCAGCAGGTCAACAGCAACCTCGCCGCGCTGCTCGCCTACGACGAGGGCAAGAGCCTGTCCGAGGGCGTGCTGGCTTCGATCATGGGCGGGGTGGGCGCTGGCGGTGGTGTCAGCGCCACGCAGCAGGCCAGCGAGCAGGTCGCCGGCATGATCGAAAAGCGCGCCCAGCAGGCCGACGCAGCGAAGCAGAACGCCGACAACCTGGCCGAAGCGCTCAAGACCGCCGGCACCGCCGCGCTGCGCGAGCGCAGCCCCGAGCAGTTCCGCGCGCTGATGCAGTCGATGACCGACGGCTCGACCATCCACATTGACGGCGAGGTGCTGAACCAGCTGCCGCTCGAGCTCCTGCAGCAGTTGCCCGAGCAGGTCTGGTCGGAGATCAGCACTGCGGCCGCCACCGGCAACACGGTCGAGATCGCGGTGGCGGATCTCCTGACGATCGCGCCAGGCACCCCGCTGGAGCAGGTTGTCGTCGAGAACGCGAAGGTGGACCCGTTCGCGCTGTCGCAGGCCGAGGCTAAACAGGTCGGGCCTGAGTTTGAGCGGGTCACCGCGCGTGCCCAGCAGATCATCCAGCAGGCCGAGGACCAAGACGCAGCGCGCGCCGAGTACGACGCGATCCACAAACTGTACGCAGACCAGTTGAACGCCACCAGTCGGTTCCGCAAGACGGTAAACGACATGAAGGCGCACTGGCTGGCGTCGTACTACACGACGCAGGCCGCGCGCAACGGCATGACGCCGACCGAGTTCCAGCAGCGCTTTCCGCTGCGCATCCTGGGCGAGCCCAGCAGCGCGGGGCAGCAGGTGATGGACCAGGATCTCGACAGCCTGCTGGCCAAGCTGAAGGCCATGCAACCGCAGGTCGAGGCCGGGCAGGCAGCGGTCAAGTCCGAGTGGGAGACCCGCGTTGAGAAGCAGCGCGCGCTGGAAGGCATGCGCGCCGCGATGCGTGACCCCCAGACTGGCACCGTCTACACCGGCTGGTCGCACCAGGGCGCCATCAACAGCGTGCCGAAGGGCGAGACCACGGGGGCGTGGGGCCGGCTGTCGGCTGAGTGGGACCAGGGCACCGACAACACCGGGTTCATCGACGCCGCCGGCAACTTCATCAGCCGCACCGAGGCCGAGAAGCAGTTCGGTGTCAGCACGATGGAGGACATCCGCGACGCCAAGAAGACGTTCCGGCAAGAAGCGAACGCGGTGCTGGAACAGCGCGTCGAACCCCCGGAAGAGAACGACGCCGACCGTGCGTCGTCACTCAACGAGGCGCGCGTGTCGCCGCGCATGCCGAGTGCGCTCAAGGCCGCCGAGAACGGGTTCGGCGAGAACAGGCTGCAGCCGACCATCGCCGCGATGCCGCAGTCGATGATCGACAAGACCGCCGCGGAGTTCCTGAAGTACCCGAACTTCGCCGGCATGAAAGGCACGCCACGCGAGGTGCTGGAGCAGGCCAAGCAGCACATGAAGGACAACCTTCGCGCGCTGGTTGACGCCTTCCCGGCTGACCTCAAGGAACGTGCTCGCATGTGGTACGTCGGCGGCAACCGCATCGCGCGCGCGCTGTCGGAGACCTACGGCGTGCCGCTGGAGAACGTGGCGCTGGCGATCGCCGCGCTGTCGCCCCAGAAGAACTGGTTCGAGAACGTCACCGGCGGCGAGCGTGTCATCGACATCGTCGTCACCAAGAGCGAGCTCCCGTGGTCGTCCGAGATGACCGCGGTCGCCAACGCGCGCGGCTGGTTCCAGGACAAGACGATCAGCCAGTACGTCAGGGACGTCGAGGGCAAGACCCTGCGCCAGATGTACGACCCGGCAGACGTCGACTCGTTCGTCCGCATGGCCTGGTGGGTCCGCGCCTACGACGAGGCCCACAACCCGCGCGAGCTTTCGGTGATCACGCCCGAGGGCACCTTCACCGACCAGTTGTTCACCGCGCGAGCCGACGGCACGCCGACGCCGCTGCGCTGGGGCTCGGCCGGCGAGATCAGCAAGGCGATCGCGGCGCTGGTCGCGCGGACCCCGGAAGCGCGCAGCAAGATCGCTGGCGGGGCCCACAAGGTCCGCTCGTTCTTCAACAACATCGTCGCCCCCTACGCCGGCGAGGACGTCACCATTGACACGCACGCCGTCGCCGCGGCACTGTTGCGCCCGCTGGGTGGCACGACGCACGAGGTGCAGAACGTGCTGTCTGGCGGCGTCAGCAAGGACGACGCGGCGCGCGGCTTTGCGGGCATCGGCGGGTCGAGCATCACAGGCTCAACGGGCGCCTACGGGGTCTACGCCGATGCGTACAGGGAACTAGCCGCCGAGCTTGGCATCCTCCCCCGAGAACTACAATCGATCACCTGGGAGGCAGTGCGTCTTCTGTACGACGCGAAGGGGGCTGCGCTCAAGCGTGACGTCGCCGAGGTGTGGTCGAAAGTAAGCGCTGGAGAACTGACCCATGAGCAAGCAATCAAGCGGATCTTTGAACTGGCTGGCGGTATCGGACGCCCAGATTGGGCGTCTGCAACAGCCGGCCCTCAACCGCTCGGAAGTAGCTACCGACGAGCTTCCGATCAACCAGGAGGAACCGCCGCCGGCAGCGGACGTGACGCCGCGGCCGGTGCCGCATCCGGGGGTGTCCTCAACCAGTCCGACGGATTCGACCGCTTCGTAGGCGACGCCACGCGCGTTGACCTGGGCGACGCGCACGAGTTCAGGGACGGCGAGCCCGTGGTGGTCGCCGCGCTGCACGGCACCACCGGCGACTTCACGACGTTCGACACCTCGATGGCGAACATCGAGAGCGACCTCGGGCGCGGGTTCTACTTCACCAACAACCCTGCAGATGTCGGCGAGAACTACGCCGGCATGGGGCCGGACCTGACGAACAAGATCCAGGGCGAGGCCGAGCGCCTGGAGTCGAACGACGACCTAGATCCTGACGAGGCGAAGCGCATCGCCCGCGACAAGTGGATGGCCAACGAAGGCCTGACCATGCCGGTCTGGGTCAAGATGCAAAACCCTGCGGTGCTGGGCGGATCGCGCGAGACCTTCCTCACCTACGAGGAAAGCTACGACGAAGACACCGACGAATACGGCGAGCCGACCGGCACGCTGATCAACGTCATCGAAGCGCTGCGCGAGGTGGCGCAGGACGAGCGTTACGATGACGCCGACGTCGAGCAGACAATCGGCGAGTTGATGGAGAAGGCGATGGGCAACGGCGGCATCTCCGCGCGTGAACTCATCGCCACCGCGAAACTGTCCGAAGGGCTTGTCTACGCCACCGACTACGAGTCCGACGGCAAGCTGGCGCCGCAGGAGATCCTGCGCCGCGCGTTCGAGGCGGCCGGCTTCGACGGGTTCATTGACCAGACCGTCGACGAGAAGTTCGGCAGCGCCAGCGAAGGCCAGCGCAAGTACGGCAAGGGCATGAAAGGCATGGACGCCGACACCGTCCACTTCATCGCGTTCAAGCCCACGCAGATCAAGAGCCGGTTGGGCAACAGTGGCGCGTTCGACGAGTCGGACCCCGACATCCTGAAGCAAGGCCCACGTGGCACGTTCAACCCCAAGACCCTCGAGCTCGTCCTCAACCCCAACGCGAACCTGTCGACGTTCTTCCACGAGACCGGCCACTTCTTCCTCGAGGTGATGGCCGACATCGCCAGCCAGCCGAACGCGCCGGCGCAGATCGTCGAGGACATGGGTGCGTTCCTGAAGTGGGCCGGGGTCAAGGATCTCGCCGCCTGGAACGCGCTGGACCTGGACGGCAAGCGCAAGTACCACGAGCGCTGGGCCGAGAGCATCGAGCAGTACGTGATGGAGGGCAGGGCCCCCAGCGTCGAGCTCCAGCCACTGATGCGCCGGTTCGCGACTTGGCTGAAGTCGGTGTACGGGTCGATCAAGCAGATGCTGGCCGGCAAGCCCGACGCCGAGCAGACCCCGCTGAACGACGACATCCGCCGCGTCATGGACCGCATGCTGGCCACCGACGAGCAGATCGCGCAGGCCAACGGGGTGGCTGGCCTGGTGCCCGACGTGGACGCCGACGCCACCGCGGCCGAGCGCCTGAACAAGCGCTCGATGCGCGACCTCGCGCTTAACGTGAAGGCCCGCGACAAGGCGATCAAAGACCTGCAGAAACAAGCCAAGGATTGGGAGAAGACGATCCGCGCCGAGGTCACGATCGAGGTCGACGAGATGCCGGTCTACTTGGCCAAGGAAGCGGTCGAACGCGCGGTCAAGGAGACCGACGCGGACCCCGTGGCCGCCGACGCCAAGCTCGACAGCATCGCCACCCAGTACGGGTTCACCAGCATCGACCACATGGCCCGCGAGATCGAGAACGCACAGCCCAAAGCTGAAGTGATCGATGGCCGCACCAACCAGCGCATGCTTGAGGAGCACGGCGACCTGGTCGACGAGCGCGCCATCCAGCAGGCCGCCAACGAGGCCGTGCACAACGAGGCTCGCGCGCGGGCGCTGGCCACCGAACTGCGCGCTCAGTCGGAGATGCTGAACGAGCGCACCGACACCGGCGAGACCAACAAGCGCGGCGCGAGGATCACCGTCAACGCGCTGGTCGAGGCGGCCAAGCAGTTCGCAGCCAACGTGGTCGGCCGCACGACGATCCGCGACATGAAGTCAAAGGCCTGGCAGCACACCGCCGCCGAGCGCCGCGCCGCAGCCGCATGGCAGGAGGCCACGGCAGCAGGCAAGACTGCCGACGCGGTCAAGGCCAAGCAGGATCAGGTGCTCAACAACGCCGCCGCCAAGGCCGCGCTGGAAGCCGAGGCCAAGGTGCGCGGGCTGCTGGACTACCTTAAAAAGTTCGACAAGGCCGGCGCCCGCGAGAAGCTGCCGCCCGAGTACCTCGACCAGATCGACAAGCTGCTCGAGCGCGTGGATCTGCGCGTGTCCACCACCGGGCGCGACATCGACCGCCGCGCCAGCCTGGCCAAGTGGATCGAGTCGCAGCACGCGATCGGCCTGGACCCCGTGCTGCCTGACAGCCTGCTTGAGGACATGCGCCTCAAGAGCTACAAGGAGATGACCTACGAGGAGTTCGTCGAGCTCACCGAGAGCATCAAGAACATCGAGCACCTGGGCCGCCTGAAGTCGAAACTGCTGGCCGCCAAGGACAAGCGCGAGTTCGACGCCATCGCCAACGAGTGGGCCGATAGCATCCGCGCCAACGGCGGCAAGCCGAGGCCCGTGAAGCTCGAGCCCGACGGCCGCATCGTCAGCTTCTTCAAGGGCGCGTGGGCCGAGCACCGCAAGCTGAACAGCCTGATCCGCCAGATGGATGGCGGCGAGGCGGGCGGCCCCGGCTTCCGCTTCCTGATCCAGTCGATGAACGAGCGCGGCACGCAGGAGGACACCGCGCTGGAGAAGGCGACGATGGCACTGGCCGATATCTTCGCGCCTCTTGACAAGCTGCCCGGTGGTCTGAGTGGCGACAAGCGCTTCATCCCCGAGATCAACAACAGCCTCTCGCGCGCCGGCCGCCTGGCTATCGCGCTGAACTGGGGCAACGCTCAGAACCGCCAGCGCGTGATGGACGGCGACGGGTGGACCGAGGCGCAAGTCAACGCGATCCTGGGCACGCTGTCGACCGCCGAACTGCAGTTCGTCAACCAGGTCTGGGAACACCTCGACAGCTACTGGCCTGACGTCAAGGCCAAGCAGATGCGCGTGTCTGGCGTGGTCGAGGACAAGGTCGAGGCCGAGCCTTTCGTGCTGACCAGCGCCGACGGCGCGCAGGTGCAGATGCGCGGCGGCTACTACCCCATTAAGTACGACGCCGACCGCAGCGTGCGGGCGCAGATCAACGACGCCAAGGAGATCGCCGCCGACATGCTGCGAGGCGCGATGCTGCGCCCGACCACCCGCCGGGGCCACACCAAGGCGCGGGTGGACGAGATCAAGGGCCGCCCGATCCGCAAGGATCTCGCGCCCATCACCCAGCACGTCAGCCAGGTGGTGCACGACCTGGCCTGGCACGAGTGGGCGGTCGACGCCAACCGGCTACTGGCCGACCCCCGGATCTCTGCCGCCATCCGCGACCACCACGGTGCCGAGACCCACCGCGCGATGACCGAGGCGGTCGAAGCGATCGTGGTCGGCGACCTCGCCAAGCAGACCCAGATCGACAAGCTGCTGCTGCAGATGAGGGCCAACGTCACGCGATCGATCATGGGCGTCAGCGCCACCACCGCGCTGCTGCAGCCGTTCGGCCTGACGCAGTCGATGGCCCGCATCGGCGTGATGCCGGTGCTCAAGGGCGCAGGCCGCTGGGCTGGCGATGCGGCCAGGATGGAGAGCACGGTCGAGTGGATCCACGGCAAGTCTGAGTTCATGCGCCTGCGCGCCAAGACTTTCAACCGCGAACTGCGCGAGATCAACCAGACCATCCAGGGCAAGTGGAAGGTCACCAAGGTCATGGACGCGGTGCTCTTCTACCCGATGCAGAAGATGCAGATGATCGCCGACGTGCCGACCTGGGTCGGCATGTACGAGAAGGCGCTGGCCGAGGGGGTTGACGAGGGCACCGCGGTCGCCCTGGCTGACGAAGCGGTGCTGTCTGCGCAGGGCGGCGGCGGCACCAAGGACTTGGCCGGCGTCCAGCGCAGCCTGCCCTTCCTGACGCAGTTCTACAGCTACTTCTCGACCACCCTGAACCTGGTGGCCGAGAAGACCGCGCTGACCGACTTCAAGAACCCCCGCGCTGTCGCGGGCTGGGTTGGCGACATGGCGCTCCTAGCGATCATCCCCGCCATCCTGCCGGCGCTGATCACGTTTGCGTTGAAGGGCGGCGGCGAAGACGACGAGCCCGAGGACTGGGCAAAGCGCCTGGCCGAGTGGCAGGCGGGCTACCTGCTGGGCATGTTCGTTGGCCTGCGCGAACTGCCGACCCTGTGGTCCCCGTTCGACTACGGCGGCCCGCCGGCGGCCAAGCTGCTGAACGACGGCAAGCGCCTGGTGCAGCAGGCGGGGCAGGGCGAGATCGACGACCCCGCGATCCTCGCCGCCATCGGCTTCCTGGGCACCGCGCTGGGCCTCCCGACCACGCAGGTCATTCGCAGCTACAAGGGCTGGAAGGCGTGGGACGAGGGCGACGCGCCTCCGACCTCGATCCTGTTCGGGCCCCCACCGAAGGACTGAGCGTGCCCGTGCTGACCAGCAGCCCGCCCACAATGCCGGGCAGCTAGGAGACAGCACCTTGACCGTACCCGCCACCGCCAGGCGCGCCGGGCCTTTCAACGGCAACGGCGTCACCACCTCCTTCCCGTTCACGTTCAAGGTGTTCGCCGCCGCCGACCTGGCGGTGGTCGTGGCCGACGAGGACGGCATCGAGACCTCGCTCGTCCTGAACTCAGGCTACAGTGTCACGCTGAACGGCGACCAGGACGCGAGCCCCGGCGGCAGCGTCACCTACCCGATCACCGGCGCCGCGCTGCCGACCGGCAGCACGCTCACGATCGCGGGCGCGATCCCCTACGACCAGACGCTGGACCTACCGGGCGGTGGCGCCTTCAGCCCCCGCGCCATCGAGAACGCTCTCGACCGCACGACCTACCAGATCCAGCAGCTGGCCGAAGAACCCGGCCGCGCGCTACCGCTGCCGCTGTCGGCGGCCGGCGCCGACACCACACTGCCTGCGCCGGAAGCCAGCAAGGTGCTCGGGTGGGACGCGGCCGGCACGGCGCTGCAGAACTACGACCCGGCGGCGGCCTTCGCGGCCGCGGCCTTTGCGAACTGGGTGGCTCAGTCTTTCACCGGCGACGGCGTGCGGACGCAGTTCGCGCTGGCCTCGGCGCCGGGCTCGCTGGGCAACATCGACGTGGCCGTGGGCGGTGTGACGCAGACCGCCACCGAGGACTACTCGCTGGCCGGCAACCTGCTGACCTTCCTCGCCCCGCCGGCCAACGGCGTGCGCGTCTTCGTGCGCTACGGCGGCGCGGTGGCGCAGCAGGTGACAGGTGCCATCGCCGAGGTGTTCACCGCCACCGCTGGCCAGACGGTGTTCCCGCTGACCACGCCGTTCGTGCCGGGCGCTGGCCAGGTCCGCGTGTTCATCGGGGGCGTGTACGTCAGGGCTTTCGTTGAGGGCACGGGCCAGGTCACCCTCTCGCGGGCCTGCACCGCCGGCGACGAGGTGGTGGTGGAGGTCGGCAGCATCTCGACCGAGGCTGTCGACGCCTCACAGGTCGGCTACACCGCGCCGGGCGGGGTGGCCCGCAGTGTGCAGGCCAAGCTCACGGACATTTACAACGCCGAGGATTACGGCTACAAAACAGACGGCACCGACATGGGGCCGGTGATGAACGCGCTGATTCAGATTGTCGGCGATGCCGGCGGCGGCGTCATCGAAGTGCCGGCGGGGGCGGCGTTGATTGCCACGACGGTGGACAACAACCGGGCGCGAGTGCTGATTCGGGGCGCCGGCACAAACACGTTCCACGATGTGCCGCCAGATACCGGCGGAACGCTTTGGTACGGGCTGTCAGCGATCACCCTGTGCCGGCACCGCACGCCTTACGGTGGACCCACTGCGCAGAAGAACACGGGCGGCGGCTTCGTCGGCATTACGCTGGCGGGGAACAACATCGCCACTTGCGCGCTGTTGGTGGACTCCATTTCGGAGTTCACCCACGAACTGACGATGCTGGATTTTGCCGGCATTCCCATGCAGTTCACTTGCGGCGTGACGGGGACGGATCTGGGCGAAGCCTGTGATGTCCAGCACGGCGTGCAACGTCTCTACATCCGCCAGCGATTCGGCGCTGCAGCAAACATCGACGCCGTTTACCACGGCGGCAGCAGCAATGCGAACGTCAGCCTAAACGAATTGCGCTATGTGATTCAGCACTTCAATGGCGACGGTGTTGACTTTTTCAGCAGCGACAACAACGACATCTGGCTGCTGACTTACGCCGGGGGCGGCACTGGCAAGGCTGCGATCCATCGTGGCACATCCAACATCGTCCTGCCGTATTCGCGCGGCAACCGCTTTCACCTTGTCAGCGGTGACAGCCCAATGGTTTTTGAGGGGACTGACACCCCCGGGGTGACCGTTCCGAGCAACGGCCACATCCACATGCTGGACTTTGAGAACAGCACGCCGTTCCCGACTCTTGGAACAGGGTGCGTGGTCCCGGTCATGGGCGCTAACGGGGTGCTTTACGGCACCGCCCACACAAAGGTGCCGATTGCCGACACAGCCGGCAACGCCATCAACGCCCGCAATCGCTTAGGTACTGAAGCGGTTCGTTTCTACAGCACCGCATCAAATCACGTCGTGCTCGATGACGGAACAAACGTGTGGGGGGTGTCTATCGACGCCGGCACTGGCGACCTCCGCATGGTGCGGGCGGCCGGCAGCGGCTCCGTCAACGTCGGCAACGGCGCCCCCGTGAAGATCAACAACAAGACCGTAACCGAGGGCGCCGCGGACAGTGGCGGCTCTGGTTTCAAAGTCTTGCGCGTCCCGAACTGAGGCCACCATGAGCACGGGCATCAACAACGTCGAGAAGCTGCGTCGCACGAACATCGTGCCGGGGCTGGTGCTCAGCAGCAACGCCGCGGCCACCACGAACACCTCGGCCATCCAGGCGGCCATCGACTCGCTGGCGTCGGCGGGTTCCAACGAGGCCATCATCCTGCCCGGTGGCACGATCTACGCCAACAAGCTAATTCGCAGGGGCAGCGTGGGTGTCGCCGGCATGGGCATGGCGGCCACCACACTGATCGCGGCCAACGGGCTCAACGATAACCTGCTTGTCGACGAGCGGTGGGAGACCAGCGTCACGTCGAGCCAGGCGCCGTTCTTCATGGTCGACCTCACGCTTGACGGCAACCGCAGCAACAACACAAGCGGGTCGTGCTTTGTCGGGCAAACCTACTGGAGCAAGTTCTCCAAGGTGCATTTCCAGAACGCCGCCGATCGCGGCTGCATGATCTCTGCCCAGACCAAGGCCGGGACCAACATTGTGAACAGCGTGGCCGACAACCGCTGGGAAGAATGCCGGTTTACCAACAACGCCAAGGGCGGGTGGTTCGGCAAGGCCAGCACCACTGGCGCGATCCTCGCCGACCAGACCTTGGCGGGCTGCATCTTCAACGGCAACGGCGGCGCCGCGTTCGCGCAACTCATCGCCGAGCGCTTCGCCGGCTGCGTGCTGGAGGGGTCGAGGTTCTACTCGTCCTTCGCCGGCGGTGATGCGGACCTCACAGGGTTCGCTATCTCGCAGGTTGTGGGGTGCCACTTCGAATTGGGCGCGCAGTCCAGCCCCAATTCGGCTTCGATCATCGCGAGCCTGCGCATTCGAACTCACGGCGGGCCGGTGTACGCCATCTCGGCCATCGTCGGCAACATCTTCTGGATGACGACGACGAACAAGAGCGCGACGGACGTTTACTGCGGCATCTACTTCGACCAAGCCTCGACGGCCCTTGCTCTGGCTGGAAACACCTTCCAAGCCGACGCAGCAATCGCGACGAAGCGAGCGGTACACGGTGCAACTGCGATGGGTGGCACAACCGCAGGCAACACGTTTGCGGGTTACACCACGGGCACGGAATACGGCACCGCGTGGAACTCATGGACCCGTGCCACGGTGGGCGCTGCGGCGACTGACGCGGCCACCACGCAGACGCTCGCCAACAACCTGCGCACGGCCCTGATCAACGCCGGGATCGTCAACACATGACGCCCCCGGACCCCAGCGTCTACCGGCAGCTTGAGTACCTCGCCCAGGTCATCACGAAAGTGGAAGAAGACATGATTGATCCTCGCGAATTCGGCCGCCTCGAGGGCGCGGTCGCTGCGCTCAAGACAGAGCTCGACGATGTCAAGCACAAGCAGTCCACGATGGACGAGAAGCTCGACCTGGTGCTGGACAAGCTGTCCGAGGCCAAGGGCGGCTGGAAGCTGCTGATGGGTCTCGGCGGCGCTGCGGCCACGCTCGGCGGCGCGGTCACCTGGTTCGCCACGCACACGATCAACGTGGGGCCGAAGCCGTGAACTGGGCCGACTACCCCAACTTCAACGAGGACGAGTTCCGCTGCCGGCACAGCGGGCAGTTGCAGATGCAGCCCGAGTTCATGGCCCGGCTGCAGCGCCTGCGCCAGGCCTTCGGCGTGCCGATGTGGGTGACCAGCGGGTACAGGCACCACACCCACCCGATCGAGGCGGCCAAGGCCTCGCCGGGGGCCCACAGCACGGGCCGCGCGGTCGACATCGGGGTGCAGGGGTCCGAGGCGCTGCGCCTGATCGTGCTGGCCGCCGAGTTCGGGTTCACCGGCATCGGCGTGCAGCAGAAGGGTAGCGGCCGGTTCATCCACCTCGACGACCTCGGCCCGGGCTGGCCGCGGCCGACCATCTGGAGCTACTGACATGAACCCTCTGCTGATCGGCCCGGTCCTTGAGATCGGCAAGAGCCTGCTGGATCGGTTCGGCCCCGAGGACAAGAGCGAGCGGGCCAAGCTCGACGCGGAGTTCATGCGGATGGCCGCCGAGGGCGAGCTCAAGCAGGTCATCGCGCAGCTGGAGATCAACGCCAGGGAGGCGGCCCACCCCAGCGTGTTCGTCGCCGGCTGGCGGCCCTTCTTCGGCTGGGCCGGCGGCGCCGGCTTCGTCTACGCAACCATCCTGCAGCCGCTGCTGGCCTGGGCGTCGAGCATCCACGGCTGGCCGACCCCGCCCGCGCTGAACCTCGACCTGCTGTGGGTGGTGATCACCGGCATGCTGGGGATCGGTGGCTTGCGCACCTTCGAAAAATCCAAGGGCGTGACCCGCTGAAAGGATCGAGATGACCACACGCGTGCCGGCCCAGATGAGGGGCCTCACCCCGATCAGCGGCGACAACGCCCTGCAGATCAACGCCGCCATCGACGCGCTGGCCGCCGCAGGCGGGGGCACGGTGGAGCTCACCGCCGGGGACTTCCCGACGACCACCAGCATTGTGATGAAGGCGGGCGTGGACCTGGTCGGCCAGGGCATGCTCGCCACCGCCATCAACCCTGCCGCAGTGGACGGCATCACGTTCACCCACCTCGAGACCTACGGCAACAGCCGCATCAGCAACCTCTCGGTGGTGGGCGGCGCGGGCACCACGACCAAGGTGGGCATCTACCAGGCCGGCACCCTGGACGATGACGACGAGCTCTACGGGATCACGATCGACAACGTCGGCGTGCGCCTGTTCAACACCGCGATGAAGTTCCGCACGGTGCGCAACGTGACGCTCGCCAACAACTGGCTGCAGGACGTCAACACCGGCATCAACCTAGCGGGCAAGTGCCTGGTCGTGAACATCCACGACAACAAGATCGTGTTCGGCGCGGGCAGCGGCGCGGGCACCCCCTACGCCATCGCGGTCGAGAGCTTCGACTACACCTCGGGCAGCGGCGTCGTGCGGCCCGAGACGGTGCGCATCCGCGACAACCACATCTACGGGTTCGAGCAGGGCGTGTACTTCGACGGCGTGGTCTACGGGTTCGTGACCGGCTGCGACATCCAGGCCACCGTGAACGGGGTGGCCTGGTCGAGCGCCGACGCCATCATCGCGGTCACCGACAACTACATCCAGATCGCAGGCACCTCGGGCGCCGCGGCGGTCTACGCCGTGCCCCAGGCCAGTGTGATCAACTCGGCCAACCGCATCCGCGACAACCACATCAACGCCACCGGCACGGCGGCAGTGACCAGCATCGGCGTGCTGATCGGCACCGCGATCGCCGGCAACCAGGACAACACGGTCATCGACGGCAACTCGTTCACCGGGTTCACGCTGCACGACATCGCGGTGTACGGCTCGGGCCATGTGCGGGTGCGCAACAACGAGTGCTACAGCGCCGGCCTGACCAACAGCATCCTGACCGCGGCGCTGCCCGGCATCAGCCGGCCGGTGGTGATCGAGAGCAACGACTGCGCGGCGGGCATCGGCTACGACAGCGCGGATCTGACCAGCGGCGCGCTGCGCCTGGGCGACAACATCACCGGCGGCACGGTGGTCGCGGGCAACCCCTGGATCACGCCGACGTTCGCCGCCGGCAACTTCACCGCCAACGGGTCGATGACCTGGACGGTGGAGTCGGGCGACGTCACGACCTACGCCTACCGCATCGACGGCAAGACCATGACGCTGCTGGTGACGATCGCCACCACGACGGTGGGCGGCACGCTGAACACGCAGCTGCGGATCGCGGTGCCCGCGGGCAGGACGTCGGCCAAGCGGGTGATCAACCCCTGCTTCCTGCTCGACAACAACGTGCGGGCGATGGGCTATCTGGACGTCGGGGCGGGGGCCACGTTCGTGACGGTC